GCCAGCGTAATTGAAAACTCCGCAACGCCTCGCTGCAGCTTATCCCACTTAGCCTGAGCGGCACGCATCGCCTGCGCCTTAGATGCGTAGACCGTTGTCAGCGCCAGCACGTTATCGGCCTCACCGGCCATATACTCACCCTCGCGCGCTTCTGGCTCTTTTTTGGCCTTTGTCTTTTTACTGACTGGCTTTGCTTTCGGGTGCTCCAGTGCGCGCAGGTGCTTCTCTTTTGGCTTGCGTTTCAGCGTTACTTTCTGCTTTTGTGGCTTCGGGTCTTTGGTATGCAACCATTTTGCAGTTACGCCGGTGTAAGCCCCACGGTCAGCAATGGCAAACTGATGACGGTCGCCATCTCTGCGGGTCAGGGTCATTTGCGGGACTGGCTTGCCGCTGGCCGTCATTGCACTACCGGCTTTCAGAAACAGGAACTTCCCCGCTTTCACTGACACCGCCGCCCCGTTGCGGTCAGCCAGTCGGGTCAGAAATACGGCGTCGGACTCCTGCGACTGGTCGATATGCGGTACCGGTATTTTTTTCAGTGAATCCGCGATACTGGCCGTCAGTTTATTGCGCTTTGCAATGGTGCTGACCAGCTCACCGAGGGTGGTATCGTGCCATGATTCTTCACGCCGTGAATTGAGAGTTCCGCGAAAATCTGCACTACGCGCCCGGATGGTCAGGGTATCAGGTGCGCCCCGGTGCTCAATCTCATCGACCGTGAAATCGCCCTTATTCAGCAGCGCCGAACCTTGCCAGCCAAGCCACAGCGTCAGCACCGCCCCGCGCAGGGGTAACTCGACTTTGCCGTCAGTGTCGTCGAGCTCAATGTCGAGCTGGTCAGCCTCGAAACCCCGGTTGTCAGTCATGGTGAGGGAAATCAGCCGGTCACTAAAATTGCTGGTAATATCCTGGCTGTTCAGCGTCAGCATAAATGCCGGTGCAAGGCTGGTACCGGCGTCAATGGTCATGCCCGTAATCATGCGGTCAGCCCTCCGAGCGCACCCTGCAGCTTATCAGCCAGACTACCGGCAGAGCCGAGAAGCTCGCTGGCCTGCTTATTCAGGTCGCCAAACATTGCCGTCAGTGATTCGTCGACCCGTTTCAGCGAAAGGGTGAAATCAATCTTTCTGGCCGCACCGTCGCTGAAAAACTCGGTATGCGTGGTCGACACCTTATCGACGATATACATCCCGAAGATATTGCCGGTTCCCTCAATAAGCGGCCATGCTCTGCCCTCGTCGGCCATCAGCTCAACAGCAAGCAGGGATATACGACCACCGGTAATAGCAGGGTAAAGCGTACCGGCAAGCTGGATCGCGTTTTCCCCCTCGCCGAGAAACTGATACGCAGGCGGTTTACCTACTCTGTCATTAGACGCCCAGCGGTAATCCTTCGAGTGCTGCATCGACTGATAAGGCAGGGTGCGGCGTTCAAATACAAACATTCCAAGCGCAAGCATCATCGTTTATTCCTCTCAGTCATGACCCATACTGGCACGCTGACGCGCACGCTTTTCGCGCTCAATCTGTTCGAGCGTGTCGCGTAGCTGTCTGTCAAGCTGATGCCCCGGTGCAACACCTCCCGGCAGAGTGATGTTGTATTCGCTTTTACTCTGGTCAATGTAAGAGCGTCCCGCCGGTGCGGTAACTGGCTGGTAAGCCTGATAGCCGCCATATGTGCTGGTTGCCGGAATGTAGGAATTACCCTGCGTAGCGGCGTTGGTTTTGGCGGCAGTCTGGTCGAGGCTGTCCGATTCTTTGTTGATGATGCCGAGTTTTTCTAGAAGCCAGTCGACACCGCTGCGCAGCTTGTTAAAAACATTGAGCGGAGCCATCAAGGCAGAGGCCAGTGCCTGACCAAATATGACGCCGACATTTTTGCAGCTATCGAGCGTCTCCTGCGTGGCCTTGACCGGTGCAATCAGGTCTTTGAACCATTGCCAGACACCGCGTAGCTTCTCACCGAGTCCGTCAAAAATGGGTGCCAATGGAGCAAACATTTCTCCGACCGGTGCAAAGGCGCCCATGATGCCCTCAATGACCCCCGAGAAAAATGCGCTGATGGGCTCCCAATATTTGCGGATGAGTAGCGCCCCGGCCACAATCGCCGCACCGACAGCCACAATCGGCCAGGTAATCGCGCCGAGCGCTGTCACAATGGCACTACCAGCAACAGTAAAGACCGTACCCAACACGCCAGCAGCGGCGATAATGGCGTTAATCCCCATGACAACCGGCCACGCAACGAGACCAATGCCGCCGATGATACCAATCAGAGCAAGTGCGCCACCGGCAATAATGCCGATAGTTGTCGCCAGACCTTTGTTTTTCTGGATCCAGCCGTCGAGCTTTAACACATACTGCGTGGCCGTTTGGGTGAGTTTACGCAGCGAGCCCTCTTGCTGGTCAAAAAGGTCGGTACCGACTGCCTCATAAGCCGACTGGAACTCTTTAAAGTCGCCGCCGAGGTTATCCTGCATAACCTTAACCAGTTCCTCGGTTTTACCGTCCGAGGCTTTAAACGCGGCAGTGAGCCGGTCAAGTTTGCCACTTGAGGCTGCTTCCATCAGCACCGCCGCCGCCGAGCTGGCCTCCTCGCCGAAAATGGTTTTCATGTACTCGCCGCGCTGGCTTGTCCCGAGGTTGTTTTTCTCAAAGCTGCGCTGCATTTCTTTCAGGATGGAGAATATCGGGCGCGTGTTCCCCTTGCTGTCGGACGTTTTGACGCCGAGTTCCTTAATAGCCTCAAACGCTTTTCCGGTAGGAGCCTGCAGGCGGCTGAGAATGGCGCGGCTACCCGTACCCGCCATTGACCCGGTGATTTTGGCGTCGTGTAGCGCACCGACCATTGCGGCGGTTTGCTCGATGCTCACCCCGGCATTTTTTGCCACCGGTGCGGCATAGGTCAGCGCGTCGCTCAGTCCGTCAAAATCGGCGGCGGTTTTGTTCATCGTCATCGAGAGAACGTCGCCAATGTGCGCAATCTTGTCGTTTGAAAGCTGAAACGCTGATTTCATCCCGGTCAGCAGCGCTGCGTTTTCCTCCATTGAGCGTCGGTTTGACAGCGCCATATTCAGCGTGACCGGCGTCGCCGCCTGAATGGCAGCAGCGTCACCGCCGCTTTTCGCAATGATGATTTGCGCACTGGCGGCATCATCGGCAGAGGCGGCAGTATTGTCGCCGAGCTGACGCGCCTGTTTGCGTAGTGCCTGCATTTCTGGCGACTGCTTATCGACCCCGAGCACGGCCTGCAGCTCGGAATTTTTCTGTGCAAAGTCATAACCGGGCATCAGTAATTTAACCCCGGCCATCGTTCCCGCTGTCGCGATACCGACCCCGGCAGCACCTGCTGCGGCCATGTTACCGGCAAGCTCTTTACCTGATTTATATCGTTCTTTCACGCGGCTTAATTTCGCCTGCTGCGCACTGACGCGCGCCAGTGCCTCGCGCTGTCGATTAAGCTGCGCCGTCGTTTCGCTGATGGAGGTTTTGAGCCGACGCTCATCGGCAGACAGGGTGCGGGTGTTAATACCGGCCTGCATCAGCTCGGAGCGCTGGCGCTGTACCGACGTTCTCAGGCTGTTGTATTTCGTCTGTAGCTCAGATGCGGCACGCTTTGCTGCTTCGAGTGCCTGCGCCTGCGCGCGGGTAGGACTGGTGGTGTTTTTAAACTGCACGGCCAGCTCACCGGCCTCGCGTTTCGCCTTATCGAGCGCCTGACTGGTTACGGCCAGTTGCGCGCTTGCCTTACGAAAGCCATCGATTTTTGACGCCTGACCGTTCAGGTCACGCAGCCCTTTTTGTGTGTTGCGAATATCGCCCGACAGGCTTTTACTCGCGGTCTGGATGGATTTAAGCGGTCGGGTCGCCTGGTCGACCGCTTTCAGCAATACCTCAAGCCTCAGGTTATTACTCATTGTGGTTTCCGCTACGCTGTAGCGCCTTTTCGCGCCATGTGATGAGCTCGGTCAGGCTCAGGGAATAGAGCTCTGATGGCGACCAGTGGAAAATCACTGCGATATCCGCCATCAGGTCATCGGTCGACAGGTCGGGCGGGAAATCTATTCCGCCGAAGCCGGTGACAAAAAACCAATCACCTTAGCGGCCAGCGACAGCATATCGGGCAGATTCATTGCGGTAAGTTCCTGCGCCGTGAGCGCGGGATAGGTCATGCGGGGCAGCACCTTAATCAGTGCATCGACTTCGGACTGCGCCACAGCTGCCAGACTCACGCCGCGCAGGGTACCGGCGTTCGGCTCAATCAGGGTGACTTTATCAATCGTCTGACCGGCACGCTTAATCGGCTTATCGAGGGTCACGACGTTCGGGTTTACGGTGTCAATTTCATTGCCAGCCGTATCAACAAATCCAGCGGTTTTACGTGGTGCTTTTGCCATGATTTTTTCTCTGCTCTGAAAGGAGTTAATAACCGGCCAGCAGTGCTGACCGGTCAGGGAATTACAGCCCGATTGCGCGGCGGTGCTGTTCCAGACGGTCGACGCCGTTCACCTTCTCGACCATGTTGACGGTGTCGATTTCGATGACGTCGCTACCATCAATCGTGAGGCGGTAGTAGGTGCAGACGGTCGACAGTTTGGTCGAGGTGTTTTCACCCTGCTTATTTTCGCCGCCGTCGATTTCTTTGTGACGGCCACGCATGACCACCTCGACCGCGATGATTTCGCCGGTGTCGTCGCGCTGGTAGGATCCAGCAAAACGCAGCGGCACGGCATCAGCACCCGGCGCGGCGTACTGCGCCCACAGCGCCACATCTGGCAGGCCACCGACAGACCACTCGACGGTGAGCGCATCATCGTCGAGGCCGAGGTCAATCGCCGCCGCGCCATTCATGCCGCCGCCGCGATAGTTTTCGAGCTTGCGGGTCAGCTTCGGCAGCGTCACCGATTCAACAACGCCCATGTAGCTGAGGCCGTCATTGAACATGTTCAGATATTTGAGTTTGCGGGGTAGTGCCATGTTGTTTCAGGCTCCTTAGCTGTTGACCGATTCGGCCAGATTCACCAGATATTTATCGGTGATACGCTGGCGCAGGGTCAGGCTTTCCAGTGGTGGAACCGGCGTATAGTCGTAGTCGATATACAGTTTCCCGGCCTTGAGGGTTTCCTTGTCGTTCGATTCCTCGTCGAACCAGCATTCACCGTCCACGATGTAGCCATTTGATTTCAGCTCGCGGAATTTGGCATTAATGCCGTCGACAATGTCACGGATGAGCGATGCGGTAATGGGCTTATCGACCGCCCACATGTGCGCCTCGGCCATCGTGTCGGCCAGCACCTGCGCGGTGCGGGTGTAGTTCTCAAACAGAAAAAGCGGGTCATCAGAGCAGGTGCGGTTACCCCAAAAGCGGAAACCATCCTTGCGCACCAGCGTCGTGATCCCGGCCTCGTTGAGCAGGTCAGCATCGGTGCCGGATGCCTGCAAATCCCAAAAGACTGACGCACTGATGCCGGTGACGCCCTGCACGCCAACGTTAGACAGGGTTTTGTGCCAGCCGACAGTCTGGTCAATATAGGCACGCAGGCCGAGCGCACGCGCGGTGGCGTAAGCCGTGGCGGTATCGTTCGCGGTGATGTCCCATGAGAGGAAATCAGGCCAGATAAGCATCAGCTCGCGCTGGCTGAAATTATCGCGGTATTTGATGGCGTCTGAAATGGTCTTGCAGCCCCATGCGCTGACGTAACCAAACGCGCGCAGGCTGATACAGACCGACGCGAG